GTTCCTTGCCGTAGCTCCCGAGGATGCCAAGGATGTCATCGGCCTCGATCCGGGGGCGGGTGATAGTCTTGTAGGCGTTCGTCACCGCAGCGATCCTGTGGAACCCCGAAACTGCGGTCCTGCCGGGCCTGACCCCCGCCTAACAGACCTCGTCGAACAGACACCTAATACCCGACCAACGGTGATCGAGTATAGCCCAGCGGAACCGTCCCTGTGGGTCCACTTCTACGAGGGTGGGGGACGGCAACCGTTAGGTGTGGCGTTATGGCAGGCTCTCGCCCGCCCGCGCTTCATCCACACGACCCTGCAAGCCGGGCCTTTCCTGTTCGACCTTCCGTACCGGGCGCGAGCCCAGTGGTACACCGCAGCCAGCCACGTCATGTCCCGACCCCCAACCGCATCATTCGGCCCCTTCCCAATGGGTGAACCCCAAGGGTGGATGAGTCTGTGTGATGGGTGGCGAACGAATCGGGTTGGATCAGCGTGGCAATGCCTCACCGCTAAGGGTGAGCCCAAGAACTGCACCACTTCGGTCTGTCGTTTGTTGATCGGTTCCGGTATCGGGGTTCGGCTATGCTGCACCCCTGACACACTTTGGAAGGAACTCCATGGCTACGCGGCGACCTTCGGGCTCAGCGCCCGATCCCAAGCCTTCCACCCCGACCCCGCAGGAGCCTTTGCTCACTGGCGTGACCCCCGAGTTGGTGGAGTCGATCCGACACTTAGGTATCCCTGAACTCTTCCCGTTTGCTACGGCCACGTCCGAGCAGGCGTTGAAGCAGTGGGGCTTCGCCTACGGTGTGATCTGGTTCAAGCAGAAGCTCGCACAGGCCCTTGCCGCGCAGCAGCGCAAGGACAAGTTCGACCCGAATCAGATGGACATTCATTTCAAGCAGTGACGAAAGAGAGGCGCATCAGTGCAAGATCAATCTCCTACCGGGATTCCGGTCCCGACGCAGGAAGCGATCAACGCAATGAACACCAACGCGGGTAACGTCGCCAAGCGCACGAACCTCGCGTACCTCTCACAATCGCAGAACCGCGTAGGGCGTGATGCCCTGCGCCGCGACCGACAGATCAGGACCGCCACGGCTCAGTCTTATGCTGATACCGCGATGGTCCCCGTCCCGCCTCCTCAGGCGCCTCCCCGCAACGGGATCAACCAAGAGGACATTCTGAATCTTCTGCACCAGTTCCAAGGCTCCGGCCCGACTGGTGGCGGTGGTAGTTCAGTCGGCGGTGGCGGACACTCCGGTGGAGGGTCAGGCGGTGGTAACGGTGGAAGCACTCCGGGTGGAGGCTCGACCGGCGGTGGTGGTACTGGTGTTCAGACGTTCACGAATCCAAACGCTATCCCCGGTCAGGTCATCACGCAGGCTGGCAACGGCCCTGCGGGTTCACCCGGAGCCGGTTGGAAGCCGACCGGAATCACGCAGCCGGGCTCGCCGCCCTATACCTCACACGGTTGGGGCGCGCAGTACAAGTATCAGAACGGCGAGTGGTTCTACAAGTTCCCGTGGGAATAAACAATGCCCAGCAACAAGTCCCTCAAGAACCGCTTCGACGCTCTTGACTCGAAGCGGAATCCAGTCTTGTTCCGGGCGCGCGAGTTCGCCGAACTCTCGATCCCCGGCCTCCTGCCCCGCGAGGGCATGAGCGAAACGTCGGAGCTTCCTGTTCCCTTCTCGGCAGCGACGGCGCGCGGCATCGGCCGCTTGTCCTCGCGGCTGGTGTCAACGGTGTCCCCGTTGAACAACATCCCGTTCTTCAACCTTGAGTTGGATGACGCGGTGCCGCTCGAAGGATCAGACCCGACTCCCGAGCAGAGCGTCCTTGGCCGCATCGAGCGGCGAGTGATGAAGAAGCTCGGTACGACCAACCTGAGGTCAGCGCTGTTCGCAGCGTTCCAGCACCTTCAGGTGATCGGCAACGTCCTGTTGCAAGTGCAGGACAACTACAACCTCACGGTGCATCGTCTCGACAACTACGTTATCCGGCGCAGGCCGGACGGCGAGTGGCACGAGATCATCTACCGCGATTGGGTTGATCCCTCCATGCTGCCCGACGCCCTCGTGGCGGAAGGGTTCGCGCAGGGAGAGGATGAGTCCGCGCAGGCTGAGCCTGTGTACACTTGTGTCATCAACGACCACAAGGGCGGTTGTTCCATTGAACGCGAGTTCAGGGACAAGAAGTTTGGAAAGGGCGACTACAAGGTTTGCCCCTACATCCCGCTCGGTTGGAACCTCATCAGCGGCGAGAACTACCATCGCGGCCTGATTGAGGAGAACCTCGGTGATATCCGGGCTATCGAAGTCATGGCTGAGGCCCTGCTCGATGCCATTGCTGCCAACGCTGAGTGGCGCTTCGGCGTCAACCCGGCAGGCATCACGGAGATTCACGACCTTCAGGATAGCGTGAACGGGGCGTTCGTCCCGGCCGCTAAGGACGACGTGTTCCCGATCCAGCTTGGCAACCAAGCGCAGGTCGCGGCGGCACAGAACTCCGTGACCCTGAAGGAGCAGACGCTCGGGCAGGTGTTCCTGCTCAACAGCGCGGTACAGCCCTCTGGCGACCGCGTGACGGCGACGATGGTGAAGGTGATTGCGAATGAGTTGGAGCAGGCCCTCGGCGGCGTGTTCTCCGACATTGCTCGCTCACTGCAACTGCCGTTGGTCCGGCGCGTCATGTACATGATGCTCAACGATGGCATCCTTCTCCCCGAGAGCGACCCCGCTACGGCGAAGATGAAGGCTGCACTCGAAGAGGAAGACGGTGTTCTCTCGATCAAGATTCGCACGGGCCTCGAAGCGCTCAACCGCGAAGTCGAGAACGAGAAGATGGGTCAGATCATGGATGTCCTCGGCAGGCTGCCTCAGCCCGCGCAGGATGCTGTCATCTGGCCGGGTATGCTCAATCGCTTTGTATCCACGTTCGGTGTCGAGCCGACCGGGATCATCAAGACGGTTCAGCAGATGGAGCAAGAGGCCGCGCAGGCGGCACAGGCTCAGGCATCGCAGATGGCTGCGGAGCAACAGTTGCAAACCACGGGCAAGATCGCCGAACAGGCGGCTGCCGCGTAACAGGAGTGAGTGACCAATGGAAGGTGATACGATCCAGACGACCCCGCCTCAGGCGGTGGTCACGCCGATCCCTGACAACGCCATGCGGCAAGCTGTCGTGGCTGCTCGGGCTCCGGCGAACGTCCCCGACAAGTTCAAGAATCAGGATGGCACCGTGAACCTTGAGGCTCTGGCTGCGGGATACCGCGAGCTTGAGGCAGGGAACACGCAGGCGAAGCAAGCCGCTGCGGTTGCTGCGCAGATCGCTCAGGAAACGGCCAAGCCTGAAGCGACCGAGGAGAAGCCCGCCACTGGTGGACTCGACCTCGACAGCCTCCTGACCAAGGCACAAGCTCCGAACCTGTGGCAGGTTGCTCAGGCGGAGATTCAGGCCGATGGCAAGGTGAGTGATGCGACGAAGAAGGCCCTCGTGACCACGCATGGCGTCGATGAGACGGTCATTGCTGGCATGGAGATGGGCCACAAGGCGCAGGCTCAGGTTCAGACGGCGAAGCTGGCGGCGGCGGTCGGTGGGGTGGAGAACCTCAAGACCGTTCTCTCGCGCGCTGCGGCAAAGCTGGATGAACGCCAACTCGGCGAGTTGAAGACGGCGCTCAAGGGCCCGATGGCGGGGCTGGTCCTTCGTGGACTGGCCGCGCAGTTGGGCATGGTCGCGGAGGCGCCCAAGGCTACGACCCCGGCTGCTACTGAGCCGCGCTCGATCCTTGATGGCTTCGTCTCAGGCGGCGGCGTGAAGGGCATCCAGCCCTACAAGTCGGCCGGTGAGATGATTGCCGATATCCGCAATCCCAAGTACGCTGTCGATCCCGAGTTCCGCGATCAGGTCGCGGCCCGGATCGCTGCTGCTCAGAACCCTCGCTAATCAGAGAACCACCCTTCCCGGCAACGGCTAAGGGCTCCTGATCTAGCAGCGCTTGTCAAGAGGCCCGATGGCCCGCATGTTGCGGACAACCTAGCACGGATAACCTCAGGGCGAGTGAGTTCAATCTGAAGTGTTCGATGATTCGTGAGGATACACAATGTCTGCTGACGCATTTCCTGTTCGTTTCGGCCGTGATATGACGCAGGCTTCGCCGACCGTCAATGACCTCTGGCTGCCCCAGTACGGCGGCGAGGTTCTGGCCGCGTTCGATGAGAATCTGGTCGCCAAGGACATCATGCGGATGATCCCCATCTCGCAGGGTAACTCGATGGAGTTCCCCATGATTCACAAGATGGCTGCGTCTCGTCACGCGGCTGGTCAGCGAATCACTGGTCAGGACGTGGCGACTGGTAAGCGTGTCATCACGCTCGACGAGCGCCCGCTGTTCTCGGCGTTCGAGATCGACGATGTTGACGTGCTGAAGGCGCACTACGAGGTCCGGGCTGAGATGGCGAAGCAGGCTGGCGTGGCTCTGGCCCGCGAGCTTGACATCAACTCTCTGCAGCTTGGCATCAACACCGCCCGCACCGCTGCGGACGCTGGCAACAGCGTGTTCAACGGCGGCGGTTACAACTCCGATCCCACGGCTGCCCTCACCGGCGCCGACTGGACCGCGAGCGGTTCGGCCTATGCGACGGACACGGCGGGCACCCTGCCCGACACCGCGACCTCGCGCTATGGCCGCAACCATGCGCTGACGCTGCTCAAGGCGGCGGAAGAGATTGCGATCTCGTGGGATGACCGCGATATCCCCGGCAACGACCGCAACCTCGTCGTGAGCCCCTCGGCGTGGCACGCGATGAAGAACCTCGGTCTGCCCGCTGACAAGGCGACGGTCGCCACTATCGTCGGGTACGATCCGTTCAAGGGCGGGATGCCCACCGGCTACCCCAGCGCCGACGCTGTGGGTCGTCGGGAAGTCCTCGTGTTCAACGACTTCAAGATTTGGCGCTCGCCGAATCTCCCGAAGACGAACATCACGGACGGCGAGACGAAGTACCGTGGTGACTTCCGCAAGGTCCGCGCTCTGGCTATCCAGAAGAACGCGGTCGGTCTGCTCACGCTGCTCGGCGTGAAGACCGAGACGAGCCGCGAGGTCCGCGAGCAGGTCAACCTGTTCGTGACGAAGATGCTGTACGGCGGCGGGGCTCTCCGGCCCGAGTGCGCTGTGACCATCGCAATCTCCTAATCAGGCTATCAGCTTGGCTCCTGCCAACCCGGTAGTCGCATTGCCCGTTCCGGTTCCTGTTCCAACCACTGACTCAAAGGGAGGGGGATCAAAGGGTTCCCCTCCCACTGATTGAAGGAAGACAACCAATGGCTCGTCCGTTCAACTCTTCGCCCGCTGATCGTGTCACGTCGGGCACCGCTCTGCGTCCTCGCGGCGAGGTCGATGCGGTTCTCCGTTCTCCGATGGGTCACACGACTGGCGATATCCGCCTGACCCCCACGGCTGCCACCATCGTTGGTTCGGCTGCCTACAACTTCGGCAAGGTCAGCGACCGCGCCATCGGCACCTACCGCCTTGAGTGGCAGGGCGCTGCTAGCTCGACCGCTGAGGCGCTCGGTGCGATCAAGCGCATC